TGTTTTTTGCATTTCCAATGTTTTGTGCCATTGTTATTTCTCCTTCATTTCATGAAATTAATATATATATATGTGGCTGGCTAGGCCCTTTCCTCTGTTCTAATTTTACTCTACTAAGGTATAAAAGGCAAATTAAGCAAATCTTCCTTGGCCATTAGTTATTCTTGAGTATTTTACCTCTAATATTACATCTGCTGCATAGAAGCCTTGTATCTCTTCTGATGGGGCTGTAGATGATATGTCTGCTATATGGATGCTATGGAACTTGAATTTATCTGATAGCCCCGCCCATTTATTTACATCCTTGGCAGACTCATCCATTCTTCTAAATTCATCAGTAAGGAAGTTTCTTATCTCAACAATATCAAGAAGGTCTGGTGAATATAGGGTAAGAAGTATTTGTTCGCAGCATATCATCCAGTTGTTCTCATATGACATTCCAACCTTGTCATAGACTATATGCTTCTTTCCGCTAAGGAACTGATTCATCTCTGGCTGTTGCTGGACTGGGACAATTGGCACAAGAGTCTCATTTAGATTATCTGAATAATAGTTTTCTTCATCAAATATGCCAAGCCATGTGAGTCTATTCCACAAAAACTTTCTTATTTCAAACATCGCATCTAGTTTATAATTAGCCATTTACTAACCTCGCAAATGCTGCTGATGTTGCAATTTCTGCTTCATTTGCCAATTGATTTGGAGAGAAGCTATACTTAACTGATTTAACTTGTGCTGGTACACCTAATGCTCTAGACAATGATGAATTAAATAGTCTTTGGAATCCCGATTTTTTTATAGACATGTTAACAAGCTGTCCAGTAAAGAAGTATCTATATTGTGCAAAGAATGCATTTTTAGTTGCCGCTCCTCCTGGTTTTTTCACAGTAACAGATTCTCCCTTTGGCATAAATATTGTGTATCCATCAACATCAAATACAAGCCTTTCAGAAAATCTTGGAGAAATAACTACGGTTTTTCCCTCTTCCATAACTGAAGCTTTCTTAACAAACACATGCTTATTGTTAGAGTTTTCAGAAGGCACAAATGATTTAGAGTCTGTTAATTCATAATTAACTTTTAGCGAAAGGCCATCGGCTGGTAGCTGCTTCAACTTGAATAGTCTGGCCTGATCATCGCCTATTCTACCCCATTCATAAACATGGTGAAAAGATTTAGGGGCTGTTCTTGCCTTAGCGTCCACATAGTCTCCAAAATCAACCTGAAGTTGATCAAAGATTACATTTCTAAATGCAGATTGAAATTGAGGATTCTCTGCAAGCTTGGCCATGACATTTGTTTTATAAAACAATGCAGCAGATATCTGTGCAACTGTGCTATCTTTTATTGCACCACTTACTGGCTTATTAGCCATAAGGTTAACTAATCCGCTTGCTGCTTTAATTGCTAAAACTTCAGATGCCAATTTGCTGATTCTCCGCTCTTTGTAATGAAGAGTTATATCCTACAACATTTCCAAATGGGTCTGATATTGGTGTAGTTCCTACAACATCAAAAACTGTATCTGTATCGCTTGGATAGTTTAGCTCGTACCAGATAGGCTTTCCATTTACATCTCGGATATTCTTAACCTTATCTCTTGCAGTTAGCCTGTCGGATGTTCTAGCCTCGATGTATTGGTTATTTGAATATTTATTTGAAAACTTCTGGCTATCATTAGACCTGTTTCTGCTTTCAGTAATTACTCCTCTAGCATAGCAATCAATTGTTTTTATAAAAGAAAACTCCCTTATCATTGCGCCAGTATCTTTATCCTGCTGCTCAGTTTGTCGATATACGTCCATCTTCATGGTCATGAGGCCGTCTACTAAGTCAAACATTACACCAGAACCATTTGTGTTATTACATAGTCTGCAAGTAGTTTGTCTGCGTATGAAGAGCCAGTTCCACTAAATGCTTCTGAAGAATATTCAAAGTCCCAGTCTGTCGTGGAGACCTTTTTAACATATCTGTCTTTCCAGACACGATCTTTTGCAAAGTACATCTTCATTATTTCTACAGCTGCGTCACGAACCTCGTTTGGAACATATTCCCAACCAAATCTAGCGTAGACTTTATAATTCTTAGACCTTCTAAATATATCTGGAGAAGAGTCGTGAATTGATGGAGGGATCATTCCGTTAGCTATATAAACATCATTATCTAAAATAGATGCTATATTTACCTTTAGCCCAAAACCGCTTGTAGTAATATCTACGGTCAAGCCAAGGTTATTAACTTCATTTAAATTATCAATAAGAAGCTGATCATTTGCGTGAAGGGTGTGCAGTCTATTTACTTTTTTGGTAAGAGGCATAGTGTCAGAATCATTTCCTACTGAAGAAAAATAATCATCGTGTAGGAAAAACTTTTGACCAGTATATCCATCAATTATATTTCTTGCATATCTTTCAGCAAGCTTAAGTTCTTGATATGTCTTGTGATTTGGATCATTAGAATCTGAACCCAATCCCATTTCTTGTGCAGCCTCCTGTATATCTACATACGGGGTTACAATATCAAGCATCGTTGTATTAGAATAGGAAGAGCCTTCATACTGCCATTCCCATACCAGCTTAAACTTTCTTGTTCTTGCTGTGTACGATAGTGGTAGATAAACGCTATAGGATCCTATATCAACCTCGCTTTGCTCAGCTGTAATGGTTGCAAGTATTGATGTTGGATTAATTGGTGGAGATATGACTGGGTCTCCAGTTATGTCATAAACTTTGACAGTTACTGGAGAGCTAGGTGTTACAGCCTCACCCTTTACATAAATCTTTGTTGTTGCAGGTGTGCTTGTGTTTACATATATCTCTGCCATTTGTTAGGCTTAGTTGTAGTACTCCTGTACTTCTCTAGGGGTAGCTAATCTAAACCCTTCCTCCTTATCAAAAATTTCTTGAGCCACATCGGGCTTCATTGCTACAAATGGATGATCTCTTGTAAATGTAAAGCCTAGGGCATCATATCTAGCATTTGGTCTGTCCATCTTTACTAGAATCATATCTTCATCAATTTTTTGATTTGGATCCAGTCTAGGAAGAATCTCGTCTGCATCTTCTTTTGCGCTTTCAATATTCTTGAGTGTTCCTTGGTAAACTGACCAAGTAACTCCCTCTTCTGCAAGTGCCGCAATTACATCTGCTTTATTTTTTAGTCCATCGACATCAACTGCAAAGTTTGCTGCTAATGTCTTTAGATCCTTGACCTTAAGTGTGTCAAATGACATATATACTCCTTTGGTATGTATATAAATTATAGCACTAGAAAATTAAAATGAAAAGCCCCCAAAATTAATTGGGGGCCTTTCCAGCAAGTTATTTCTTAAATTAAGAAGCAACCTTAACGTCTTTTACGACTACCCATGCGTCTGCCTGCTCAATTTGGGTACCAACGCGAGTATACATTGTATATTCGATTGAGTCCTTCTTTGGCCAGAAGAATCGGTAAACAGTTACATCACGCTTGATACCAATAACTACGTTATTTGGGAATGTCAAGTGGACATCTCCATGTGAGCCTGTTGGTGTTGCATATGTACCAGTTTGTGTCTCTGAAAGAAGTGGAACTTCAACAATCGGAATACCGAATGCGAATGGTGCCACATATCCTGCAGGTCCACCAAGTCCGCCTTCATTTCCACGGATAATGCTTGAAGCAATATCTTGTGGGTTAGCAGAACCGTATTGACCCAACTGTGAAGTTGAGTACAAGTAGTCTTGAATTAGGTTTGAGCCTGCAAGGAAGCGTAGGTCTGGACGACGTTGCTTGTACTTACGTGGCATAGCCTTAAGAGCCTTGTTGAAGATTTCACGAGACACGTTTGCGCCTGCTCCAGCTACTACATGGCCGTTTGCCTTTGCAATCTTAACAACACCGTCAAATGACTTGTATAGTGCATCTGATGTTAGAGCTGTGTTACCGTTAAGGACTACGTCCTCAAGGTCGTTACCAGCCTGTGTTGCCATAAGTCTTGCAATGTGATCTTCTAGATCTGCACCTTCAATGTTGTCTTCTAGAGACTCAGTTGAAAGCTCCCAATCTAGGCGAAGCTTCTTTGTTGTGAGAGAAATCTTTGAGAACTGTACGGCTGCATTTTCGCCAGTGTTCTCTGCTTCAGCTGCAAGCTTCATAAGCTTTGTGCCAACGCCAATACGATCAATCTCTGTAGTGTCAGCTCTCATTCGAACTGTACGTGCTACTTTACCGATTACTGTTGCATCGAACATGTAATCGAGGAATCTTGCGGATTGCTCAGGATTGAGCAAACCTCCCTTACCCTCGGAACCTACGTGAATTCCGTCGGTAGGGTTTGCTGCGCCAGTCATTCCACCTGTTAGTGTTGTGCCTGCTTCAGCTGCTTTTGCTAATAGTTCATTACTCATTAGTTTTTCACCTTACCCTTTATTTTGTTAATTCGCTAACGGAACCGAGGAAAGTGCCGTTCCATTTTGATTTTTTGATTGTTACTCCAGCTGACCCGCCAAGGTCAGAGGACTTCTTTATTGCAGTGTCTGATTCTACTGCGTCTACTCTTTTTTCAACTGTGTCCATGATAGACTTGATTGAATCAACTGCTGTTGAGAGTTCTGTGTGCTTTTCTGCTAATTCTGAAATTCTCAAATCGACATTCTTGCTAAAAGCTTCGACTGTCTCCTTGATTGTTGAAACCTGAGCAGCGTTTGCCTCAGAGGCCTTTTCCAAAGTCTCTGAGAAGAAACCCTTAAGGTCGCCTAGCATTTTAACAAAGTCAGGTGATTCCTGAACTGTTAGTTCTGCTGATTTTTCCAGAACTTCGGCAGAAGTTACTTCAGCTACAACTTCAGCAGAATCTTGTTCTACTGGGGCAACTTCTTCAATAATTTCTGCAGGTGTTTCTACTACTGCTTCTTCTACTACTGGAGTTGCTTCTGTTACATTAAGCTTTTCCACTTCATTTCCTCCTTCTGCAATTGCCGTATTTATATTTTGTGTTTCAGGCAATGTTTGCAATCTTGATCTACGTGAATCAAGAATCTTCTCTATTTCTTTTCCTTTGTTTACGTCGTTTGATTCCACCCATCCAATGAGTTCTGTTTTTTTACCAGTAACTGGAGATATGTATTCTGATTCTGTTGACATAAATACAGAATCACTTTCTGCACAATAAAAAATATTTTCCATTTTAACATCTGCTGCGATGCCTTTAAAAATCATTTGTCCATTTACTTTTTCAATAGATAAAATGTTACATAGTTCATTTGCTGGTGAATCAACGATTGATAGTTCAACTAGCGCATAGTCTTTAATAAACCTTACTGATGCTCCTGTTGATTTGTTTACTTCGTTATCTGATTCAATAATCTTTCCGCCAATAGAAAATCCTGTTAGTGTTCCGTCTAGAACCTTTTCCCAAGTATCTTGAGCGCCCTTAGAAATGTACGCATCAACGTAAACACCATTGTAAAATTCTTTTGTTGCAGGGTCATAAAAAGTTTCTGGTCTAAATGATGCTACCTTGCCTACTGCAAGTGGCTGATGCATTTCTCTTAGATTACCTCTAAAGCTTTCAAACGCTTTCATGCTAGCTTCTTGAGTAACGACATCACCAGTCTGATCCAGGTTATCTAGTGTTGCGAATCCTGAGACTGTTCTTTTTTCTCTATTGACCTTCGTAAATGGAACTGATAAATTAATAGCATTTCCATTAGAAGACCAATGTGACTTTTCTATGATCATATGTTATATATTATAGAGATTGTTACATAAAAAGGCAAATAACTAGTTGAGCAGGACTAGTTGACTTGTCTTCCATCTCCTTTTGCATTTCTGCCCTCCCCAGATTTATCTGGAGAATTAGACGATCTTTCTTGGTCACGAGTTCTGCTTTGGGTTGCTTGGGCTTTAATTTCAGCTGCTTGGGCTGCAAGATCTACTGGGACATCTCCGCCTTCTCTTGGAACCATTCCCATTCTTACTCTAATTTCATTTGGAGTTATTACCTGGAATCTAAGATATCTTTCATCTATCTTTGATTGGGTGTCAGCATCCGTCAAACTTAATTCATTAAATTTAAGTTCTAGGGCATCCGTCATTTCTTGGATTATCTTATTTAATTTCTTCTCTAGGTTTTCTTGGGCTGGACGACAAACCTGCTCTTTAAATGTCTTATCCGCATCTCTAGCAGCAGCTAAATTAATACCTGCTGGAGTACCAATTTTATTAATTGGGACTCTGTGAGCCATTAGGATTTCGTCTCTATTTGATTGACGATATATATTAAATGAAGATTCCTGAGATCCTGCCTCAATTGGCTCCATCTTAAATTCAGTTTTTGAATCTGGTGAATCTGGAGGAAGTGGAATATACAGAGATCTGTGGTTCTTTCCTCTTAAGCCTACCTGGAAGAATTCAAGTAGCTTTCTTTCTGATTCTGCAGAAAGCTTTGCGCCTTTTACGGTAATAATATATCTTGGAACCGCTTTATTTTCAAAGTAATCTAGGTTATACTTACCAGCAAATTCATTACCAGCCATGGCATTTTGTGCAGCAATAATGTCTGGGATTCCGTAATAATTATTCTTTGGGGTGTACTTCTTTAAATGAATAATTTCGTTTGGTCTGTCTTCTTGACCAGCGATTGGATTTACTGTTTCTGTGTCTCCAAAATTTCTGAAGAAAACAGCCTTGCCATAAAGAAGCTGTATAAAACCGTCTCTAAGGCGTCTTACACGCATTGTCTTTGAAGGGATGTGTCCGATGTACCCTATCTTGCCAGTCGTTGTTCTGCCGACCTCCAGATAGCCATTACCAGTAGCCTCTATGTCGGTGTAAAACTTTATAAGCGTTTCTTTAAATGTTTCATCTTCATTGCAATCTTCTAGCCAGCGATGTAAGTCTTGCTTAATTCTATTTAGCTTCTTACGTGCTCTTTCTAGCTGTTTTTCATCTTCTATATCTTCAAGTGTGTCTGTAGTTTTTTTAGATTCAATAAAGTCAAATCCTAGACCTACAATGTTAGCAACCTTTGCATTTATTGCTGCATAGTTGTAAGGCGAAATCTCATAAATTGTTGAAAGATAATCTAAATTATATTCTGGTTGAATTAGATCAAATGTGGCATAGCCACTAACTGCCTGTTGGTGTTGAAGTTGCTGGCTTACAGATCCATCTTTACCAGTAAACGCTTTTTGTAGATCTCTAGATACTTTTCTTCTAAATGAAGCACCGAGTCCTGAAAGCTTTAATATCTCTTCAGCGTCTATTTCAAACAAGTCATCAGATTTTTGTGTTGTGGGATTGTTAAATCTCATCCAATCTGCAACATTGGATATCTCTACATTATCCTGAACTGTGTCTTCGTCATACTCAATCATTTTTTACCACCATTTAGTCTAGCCATTTCTTCTTTGTGAACACCGATGTCTAGTGGATCTGGAGTTAGACCCCATCTTAATCTTTGTTTTTGATACTCAAACTCTTCCTCATCAATTTGTCGGCTTCCCTCAATAAACTTAGGCTGACCAACATCAATTCCATAGTGTGCTACGGCTGCTGCAAGCAAAGCAATTCTTTCTTTGTTTCCAATCATGGATGATATAGATAAAAAGTTATTGTCTTCGTCACCAACCCATCTTCCGTCAGGCATTTCCCAGACATAGACTCCAAGCCTAGTTTCACCAGACTTCATTTGGGCATTAATTCTTTTTATATCCATAGTTAATTATTTTACCATCTTTGCATGCTTAAGTCCAGCTTTTTGTCACTCAATATGACAAAATTATATAATCTGAAACACAACTCTGTCTCTAGAGTAGGTAGATACCGACTCTTCTGTCACTTCCATTGACGAACCTTGCCCAATAGATGCAGATTTACCTGTATACAGGTTATAATGATTTTGGTGGCTAATATCTGGATTTGAATATAGGGCAATATTTTGATACATATTGTCATCTAGGACATTAGACCTTACTCCCAATATCTGCTTGCCATTAAACCAAATAGGCCCAGATATTATGCTAGAAGTTTTTATCAATATATAATTTGGCTCATCTATATATAAGTATGATGAGATATTGGTTGCTGAGGATACATCCTGACCATTTATATATATGTTGCTAATGTTAGATTTTGATATTTCTCCGCCTGCCGCCCAGGAAAGAGATGTCTCTATTGCGCCAGTCTTATTAAATATTAGGTTTCCGCTAGAAAGCGTTTTTGGGGTAAATATCATTTCAATATTACGAACATCATTTACTGAGTCTATAAAAAATGCTGAAGATTTTGGTCTTATTCCGTTATGGTAGTTTCGACTTCTAGCTGGGTAGCTGTTGTTAGAAACATCAAAATCCCAAGTTGATCCAGTAGTGGGTTGAGATATTGAAAGCGTACTTCCTCCATTATGTGCAAACATTTTCTTTTCAGAATGAAAGTAAATCTTTAAAGAGTATAGTTCTGGAAGATAAATATCTGGATTTGATGAGTCAAAAACTATTCTAAAGTAAAGTATTTTTTGTGAAGAAAAACTAGAACCCTGTGTAAATTCTGGTATAGAAGACCCATTTGAACATATTCTCCATGGCCCAAGCGCTGATGTTTCTGAAACATACACGGAGACTCCTTTAGATGAGACCCATTCTATTTTTGAAGATACGTATTGTTTTGTAATATTTAAAACTACATCCTCTACAAACTCTCCATTAGAAAACCCTGAATTTAAACGTATACTATTGTTGCTTGGGTTGTATGACAAAGCCTCATTATCATAAATCAAAGTCTCCCAAGATTCTTGAATTGGATAAACATATTTTGTTTCTATGTCTTGATATTTTTCTGCAGCTCTAAAAAGCTCTCCCAGATCTGGAACAGATACCTGCTCATCATTATTTAAAAACAAGTTATTATAGTGTGAAGATATTGCTCTTTGTGATAACGAGTACCTATATACGGCTGGGCAATCAATTATAAAATATTCTGAGCCAGAAGATGGTCCAGAAAAAAGAGTGACACTACTATTTGTAAACTTAAAATCTACTGATTTAGATGCAACCAAAATGCCGTCTACATACAACATGATTGAATTAACTGAGTAAACTCCAACAGCATGAATTACTCT